GCTCTGTAGCCTGAGTCATAGGTTTGCGAACGTGGGTCTAGATAATCCATGTTCATACTTGGGCCGCCAAATGGATCGAGCCCCATGCCACGTTCCGCAGCTACACCCGTAATGTTAGGCCCTGGACCGCCGAATGGCTCTAACGGGTCTCCTGGTTGTGTAAAACTTGCTTCTTGAGCCGCCATCGAAGCCTGATTTGCCACAGTCTCTTCTAAAGAAGCTGGTCTAATTCTTGGCCTTGGTATTGCTCCCGCCACAGCTTGCTGAATAGGTGATGTGGTAGGGCCTCCAAACATACGCTCACGCTGAGAACCGTATGGCTTAATGCCTATATTGTTTAATATGCCACTTAAAGGGCCACCCTCAAATGTATCACCGCGAGTATCGCGTCCACCTCCATCTATAGCGTCAATAAAAGCAGGAACATAACGCTTGTTTACTTCATCAAAGTAACCAAACCTACCATCAGAATTAGCCGCAGCTCGATCTTCAGCAGATGTACTCTCATATCGAGCCGCACCCTTGTTAGAGCCTAGACCGCCTTTTCTCTCCGAAGCCCTAGCCTGGGCTGCGTGCACACCCTTAAATGGATTAGGCTTACCAATTATATCAAAATGTCGCTGTATCCTTTCAGCGTGCGTCATCTCAGCCATTACTTCTTACCCTTCTTTTTTTTGTTCAATTTGTTAAAATCTGCTTTTGTTATCTTTTTGCGCGGTGGGGCAATAGCAGCAAGCTTTTTTTGCTTTGGGCTATATTTAGAGTATGGCATTACTTCTTTCCCCTTTTACTCTTTGTTTTCCAACTTATCCTAGCTGGGCCTGTCTTACGTTTAGCCGCCCTCTTTGCAGAAGCAGAACTTGCTTTACTTTTAGGACGACAAGCAGGGTAAGGTCTACCTTTATCTTTCTTGCCGCTCCTACCGCACTTCTTGCCTGTCTTAACATCTCGCCAATCTTCCTTGAACCATTTAGTCAGTCCACCTTTAGGCTTTCTGCTAGGCATAAGTACCGCCACGCTTTTTGTACTCACGTACCAACCAAGCATTTGCATACGCAGAAGGGTAAACCTTAAATTTTTTCTTAGCCGCAGTCTTTACCCTAGCATATAAAGCAGGGTTTTTAGGCGTTGGACTAGATGACTTACGAGATTTCTTGGCCATTATGCTCTCTTTCTTGCTTTTTTCTTGGCAGTCATACTTAATTCGCTAAAATGAAAAAGACGCTTACTACTTTTAGTATGCGTCTTGCCGCTATGAACCTGACCATTAGGCATTTTATGCATACCACCTTTATGCTCAGTTCCATCTCGAAAATAATGCTTAACGCCTTTAGCCATTATTTTTTCTTACCACCTTTTTTCTTACCCATTCCTTTACCATAACCTGGCATAGCTATCTCCTTTGCTGTTTTTTGCAACGTAACACATTATGCGATCCCACGCAAATTACGTTTTATATTATTTCTCCAACTACTAAATGCGCCAGACAACGCAGTCGCCGCATCACTTGCCATCGTCAAACATAACGCATCGGCCAAATCTGGTGACTGTAAGCCACGTTTCCGCATCTCATCCTTACTTTCGGCTTTCATCTTGCCACTAGACGTAAAACTATACCGAATACTGGTTAACTCAGCCACCAACTGATCGTCTTTCGGTAATTTACAAGCTCGATCCTCAAGCCAACCCTTCGTCTTAAACCACAACTCAGAACGCAAATTTAGGTAAGTATCGCCCATACTAGGGGCTTCTGCCACATTTACACCACGAACAGGCAAACCAATCTCTTTTAACCTATCGACCACACCAGAACCTACACCGATACTGTCCACAAGTATCTGTGTAGGTTGGCGTGAAGGGGGTAAACCCTCATACTCAGCCACAACTCGACCAACAGTCTGCATCAAGTCCAACCCGGCCCAGGACCGTAACTCAGTTACAATCGGACCCTGGCGTTTACATAACGCTGTTCGGTCAGCACCGAACCTAGCAACATCCAAGCCCCAGACGCTAGACGTTTCATCGTCTATCTCAACATCTCTGTGCAATGCATTTTCTACCAGGTGAAACGGAATGATCGTATCATCATCTGCAAGAGGAAACTCACCCAATACACGAATGCGAAACGCATTGCTTTCCTCGCCATAGCGCAACTTCATCTCTTCAATGAACTCATCACTCACCAAAGGACTATCAACGCACGACCAACGCCTAGTCCACCAACTATCCGCCATTCTATTCTGGCTCTCAAAGAAAGTGCCGCTACTTCGCGTGGGGTTACTTAACATAATTGTTGTAGCATTATGACCGGACATAGACCCTGCCGCCGCCTCAAAAACCTGCTCCGGCACACCACTAGCTTCATCTACAACCAACATAACGTGCTCAGAGTGAACTCCGGCTAATGCCTCTGGCGTTTCCGCTCTACTAGTTCTAGCCGAAATAAACATCTCACTAGGCGCAGATGTATGCTCTACACGATCCGACTTTACATTCAACAAAGCTTGAAACGCTTCCGGCAACTCATTTATCCAGCGTTTCATCTCAGCAAACAAAGCATCAAACAACTGACTAGAAGTCGGCGCAGTTACAACCACCTTATTGGGGTAATGCATCAAAAAATACCAAAGCATCGCCCAGGAAGCAGCCGTAGACTTACCAGTACCATGCCCAGAGCGGATCGAAATTTTTCTTTCACCAGACGCAATCGCGTCGAGAAACTCCGCCTGGTAATCAAGGGGCTCAACACCTAACACCTCACGCACAAACAATGATGGCTTTTTGGAGTAACGTTGAGTAAACTCCAACATCGCGTTCTGCGAAAGATCATTCATGCTCAACAACCTTCATCTTGCGCAGCGCATCTAAGTGCAAGTCACCAATACTAATGTTGATTTGCTGATTTGCCCTACCACCATACCGCTCCTGGTTCCAGGCTTGCGCCGCCAAATTGTGCTGACCAACTCTCTGCTTAAGCAAGCCTAAATCAACCTGGCTAACATTTGCCTCACTAATGTCTCGATCCCCATTCAAGGCTTCCACAATCTCACGCTGCCTACGCTCACCAACCTCAGATATAGCCTCAAACCCTTCCTCAAAATGTGCATCCGCCGCATCTCGCCTTGCATTGTCAACAGCACTCGATAACTCAGGGTTCTTCAATATGATATTCCGAAGCGCACCTTGAGACATATCCATGTCAGCCGCAAGGTTGCGTATGGACTTGCCAGACAATATCCACTCACGCAGATATTCACCGCCACCCCTACGCTCTATCTCGGCTCTTCTCTTCTTTGCCAGTGGTTTGCCCGCCATGCTCGTACCTCATTTTTTTCACAATTTTAGCATGATATTCTGCAAAAGCAATATAGGGGGGTGGGGGGGTCACTGGGAGGATTGTTTTATAGTGTAAGGGAGTAATACCAAAAAACAGGAAAGTGACCCCTAGCAGAACTGTAGCACATATTTCAGTGTGTGGGAATGTATTATAATAATAGTAGGTAGAATAAGTTTAGTGGGGGGGGTCGCACAAAAAAAATCCAGTCAAAATCAAGTCAAAAATGTTTTTCGCATAAGATACATTATGTTAAATGATTTGCTAAGTGTCTGTTTTTAAACTGTTATTTTTAAGCAAAATCTCCAGTTTTACCAAAGTATAACAAAAGCGACAAAAACCTTGCAAAGTTTAACGCTTTTTATTATTCGCGCGTGCGCGTGCGCGACTTGCGCTTTTGTGTTTTTCGTGTCGGTTTTTCTCTTTTTATTATTTCCTTGCATAACTCTATAAAAACGTTATAGAAGGGTTATATTATAATGTGTAACAAAAGGAAATTTAGACAATGGCTAGAAATGATAGATTAAGCAACTACAGAACAACTTGGTTTAACAATGATAATTTTGGCGGTGTGCGATACATCAACACCGACATTGTAACGTGGAAGGATGGCAAGGTTACTTTGAATAGTGATGGTTGGGAAACTGTAACAACCAAGCGCAAAATGAACCAAGCCTCAAATCAATTTGGTTTGCGCTTCGATGTTTACCAAGACAACTTTCAATGGTTCGTAAATTTACCAAACGGACAAACCGTCAAATATTATGACGGTATCACATTTGAAATCTTTGGAGGTTAAGCATCGGTGCAGAGCGGTTATATCCGCTCTCATCCCATGCTTAGTTAAGGCATGAAAACAACAGAGGAAAAAATGACAATGAATATAGAAGAACTACAGAGGGTCTTTAAGTCACACGACTTAAACCTTGAGATAGTCTCTAACGATCAAATCGCATGGCGTGACGAATACGCAAACGTTCTGAGAGTGAGAGTTTATCTAAACCAACAACACATCTTTGAATTACATTCGGAATGTCGGTCTATCGGTTATGCTGCCGAACAAATCGAGCATTTGATAAGCGACACAAAAGAGGAAATTGAAGAGGCGCAAGGATCGGTCTTTAATTCGTTTTATGAGATTTGGGAACCACGAAAAGATGTGACGCCTTGCTATAAAAATCGTCAACTGGCGCAAAAATTTGAAGTGAGAGTATCTTCGCTAGGAGATGTTTCGCTAGTCAATCTTGAGACCAGATGTGCAATAGATGCTTTTGTAGAAGAGTTTGACTATTACGCTTGCGAAGCTCCAGAGAGCTTCCAAAATCTAGCTCAAGAATTATTCATCGAAGAGTTAGGAGAAACGGAGGCCGAAAAAATAGATTGGCCTACAATCACAAAGCATTTTTTATCAAAGGAAGGGAACCAAAATGTTTAAATTCTATAAGAGAATATTTGCCACGTTAAACGATCCTTATAATGACCAAGATTGGAACGGATTTGTTTACTTGTCTTTAGGTGACAAAAAACCATCCAGAGATGATGACTACCACAATTTTTATCACATCCAAAAAAATGATGATAAATGGTTAAAGGCTCAAGCCTATAGCGGAATGGGTGGGAAACAATATAGTCTTTTGATCGAACGCTCAGAAATTACAAGCGACAGTTTGGAAGAGTTAGAGAACCACCTTTTCGAATGGATCAAAGGCGAAGTTGGTTTCGATGATTATCGCATTATTTGGGGTGGTGGTGTTGAGACTGAGTTTCCAAACTATGATGATTTAGAAACTTACTACAAAGCCAAACTAGATTTGTCTCTTTATGGCTTTGAGGATCAATGTTGGCATAATGAAGCCATGCCTCATCTCTGCAAACCATTAGACAATGAAGATGAGGCCATCCGATTTTGGATTGACTTCAAAGATCATAAGTTAAGCGATTTACACTATGACAAAAAAGATGACAAACCTTATTTAAGGTATTTTGTTGAACGTAGCGAATACGGTTGCTACGACACAAGGCAAGTTTCTAAAAACTTTGAGACCTATAAGGACGCAATCCACTTTGTCAAAAGCTTGGTAAAAAGTTGTGTCTATATGGTCGAATGGAAAGAAGGCTATCCAGAGGAAATCCAACCAGAGTTTTTTACGCTTAAAGATTTTATGGGCGAAGAATGGAACCTTGAAGCCTACGACTTATCGGTGGATGACATTGAAGGGCTTTTGATTGGTCAATCAATGGATAGTGTCGGCGTTACTGATCGAATAACAATAACCAGAATGGGAGATGTTTAGAATGAACGGTCAAGAAGTTTACGAAACGTTTGACCGCATCGAACGAACTCTCAAAGAGTTGAGAGATGCAGAAACGTATCTTGAAAAGACAATGTTAAGAATACGCATTGCTCAAGGCGAATTGGGAAACTTAATACAATATGTAAGATATGAGGTGAAAAAAGATGACGAATTACGATAAAAACGCAGTTGATAAAGCAATAGCAACATCAACTAAACCCATTAGCAAAAAAGAAGCTAAACTTATTCATGCTTTATTAAAAGGGAATAAATAAAAATGATTAGTGAAACCATTTTAAGTGCGGTTGCAATCGCTATGCTATTTGCAATCGTACTATTTGCTTAAGTATCGGTGTGGAGCGGTTTAGCCGCTCCCATCCCATGCTTAATCAGAGGCATGACAACAGAGGAAAAATGACAATGACAGATTATGTAAAAGTTAGATTTGGATTTTTTGATAATGAAAACGATCCTATTTATGAGGGCTTCTATAATCCTTTAGGTAAACGTTGGAATGGTTGGTTAAATCCATATGTTACTAAGGAAGTATTTGATAAAATAATGGATGACAATGTGCCAAAAGTTTTTAATCCAGATTGGGATGAAGAGGAATTTTGGCTTGATTATCTAAACCAAGAACCAAACAAAGATGGGCTTTATTTTTTAGGTTATGGTCTTTGTTGGTATGATGAAAATGATGTTTAAGGAGATGACAATGGCAAATAAACCAACAATTTCACAATCAGATTTTGTGGAACTTTATAGCACCATCGGAGAGGCTTGGCTTGAGGACGCTTACCTAGGTGAGCATATCTGGAACGTGGATGATCCAGAGAACATAGTTTTAACAGAGAGGGCGCAAGACCAGTTCAACTCAATCACCGATCAACTAGACGGAATTTTGCGCCAGTTTTTAAAAGTAGAAGGAGAATAAGCAATGATTGACAATGTAATTTTAAAAATAAGAGATAAAGAAAGCGACCAAAACTATTGGGGTTGGGAATTTGTAAAGGTGTTAAAAGTTTTAGAGGGTCGAACTATAGAGTGGACGCCAACCACCAAGAGAGATGACCCAGACCATAAACATTTTTGGGATCGCTTACCAATCGGTGATATTCACAAAATAACAACCAAAGAAATAGAAATTTTTATTTACTGTTACGATTTAAATGAAAAGGGGGAACAAGAAAATTCTAGCTTAGAAAGAATTTCGGAGGAAGATTTTTGGAATTTGCTTTGTTATGAATATAATGTTTTCACAATAGAATAATTTTCCTCTAGGCGTAAATGCCCACCTAGCCCACGTTTAATCGTGGGCTTTTTTTTGTTCTGCTCCAATTCCATAAGTGAAGCGTAAAACATCAAGCGCTTGGTGTGACAAATGCAGTAGTTCATTTGTTGGAATTGTTCCAATGTGTTCACCGTCTATCCAAAGCCTCAAGCCGTCATCGTAAACGCTCCACCTTATCGCGTGCTTTTCTCTATTTCTATTTTGCGCCATTGTATCGCCCTTTTTTCGTTTTCGCTCCACTTGGGAACATCTAATTTAAATATTGATCTTCGATTAGCAAATCCTTTGAGCTCATCAATCGTTTTTATCGTCGCTAATTTTCTTTCTAATTCTTGAATACTGGCGTGATGAGTATTTTAGCTAGGACTATTTTCGCTAGT